GAGGCGTCATCGAATACGGCGACTTAATCGGGTACTTGCTCGCTGGCAATAGGTTTTGTTTAAACGTATAGCTCACTTCATCTCACCCGGCTTATGATACGACATAGCACGCTGACTATCGCTGAATCCTTTCGTAGTAGGATCGTTCAACGAACCGTATAAACTTGCGCCCATCAACGTAAGCACATACGGATTTGATACCGCATCAGTTGCGAGTGTCCATACGCTACCCCACGTTGTTAATTCTGCGCCAGAGATTCCGTAGTATGCGAATAACGGCGTGCCTAGCGATAAGGCTACCGAAATCCAAAACTGCGGATTTTTGATGCGCACTTTCCAATTGATTTGCGTCATATATGCGTCAACCCTTTCGTGTTTAATTAGCTAAAAGTGCAATGATAGCGACAATGACGGATGCCATCGATAAGACTCCGCCGATGACTGTTCCGATTAGCCAGCGTCGATTGTTATTCGTTTCTGTGCGCATATCTTTTAGTTCGGCTTCGTTGCGTTGACTTAGCGATAATGCTTGTTCTGCAGTTGCTTCTGCGCGATTGGCCGTTTCGCGTATTGTCCTGAAATCGTCTATCTTCGCGTCGATTCCGCCGAGACGTTCATATACGTCAAGTAATACTGATTGATCGTTCATTTGCGACCTCCTTTGATGTTGCGTAGGATTTATACAATTAAGTCGTTATAGCCTAATTCATTATCTGAGTCACTATCCCTAATTGCTTGTTTAACGTCTGAGCCGTCAAGTAAAGCTTGTTGAATAGCTTCTCCGAACATATCGATAAACGTATCTATTTTTACCCCAATTACAATTCCTCCAAAAACGTCATCTTCTAGATTGAATACAACCTCATCTTTTTTTCTATCAAAAATCAAATTCTCTTGAATCCATTCTTCAGTCGTCATAATTATCAAACTCCTGTATATTTAGTTAAAACATAATCAAATGTTTCGTTACCGTTACTACTAAAAACAATATTTGTGTTATCTAATGTAACTGAATGATTTTGTGCAGGTCTTGAGCCAGCTAAATACGATGGTTCTCTATTTAATAGGCTGTAAGCAATAGCAACATCGTTGTAGTTAGAAGTTCTGCCGTGACTGAGAGCTGTAAGGACTCTTCCAGTATAAGCGCCTACAGTGCCATTTCCCCAAGGTTGGGGGACATACGCTTTTCCACCAGACGGCACCGTTATAGATGATTGAATTCTTTCTTGTTGATAAGCTTTAATTGTTCCACCTGAATAATATCCAGGTGCAATGGCTTGGTCACTAGTAGTTGGTGTAATTGTTGGTGCTCCTCGATTTGGCATTGTTCCAGTAGTTAAATTACCTGTTGCAGGGTCAGTATAAGTTGTTGGCGACAATACTTTATCAGGTGTTACATTTCCTTCAGCCCCCCCATCACCCTGTAAGATAAAATTTCCAGTTGTAGTGTTATAACGTACTGTGTAAATGGAATTAGCTTTAAGGAATCCGCTTGAAAGAGCCGTTCCGTTTGATTTAATAATAGATTTAGCTCCTAACCCATTCACATTTATCGTAACAGCTCCGGTATTCTGAACTGCATTTTTAAACGTAATCCCCATTAAATCTTTATACACAGTAGGCGCAGGATTTAGCGTAACTACCTTCGCATTAGCCGTACCTGTATCCACAGCACTTCGTATATGATTTACGTCATCAGCTAAGTGTGTAGAAATTTTCGTATCGACAGCGGACAAGTCGATATTGTCTACAGCCTCTTTAATCGCACTATCCGTAGCCTCCGCTAAAGCGTTCATATCTCGAACAACATCATTAGCCATGTTTTCCGTTATAATCGGTAAATTGTAGTTTGTTGTAGACATTATAAACCTCCGTTCTTTAATTCTCCGTATGTCAAACCGAGTGCTTTCATCTCCCCATACGTTAATCCTGTATCTTTCAACATTCCGTAAGTCACAAATTTAAACTCATAATCTATCGCTAAATGTGCAGGAATTATCTCGCGCAAAACCTCTTGCAAGTCCGTTAGATTCGAAGGCACTCCGTAGCTTGACGTGAATTTAACAACGATTAGATATTCCGAATATCGTTCGATAATCTCCGTCTCGCCTCCGTAATATCCGTCAGCTACGTTCTTTATGTGAGCCGCAGTTACAACGCCAGCGCCACGTAGACGCGCTTTAATGTTACTCCGTCGCTCACCTAACGTTTTATTAGTATCGGTCACTATTCCACAAATACGTTCCCATTCACGCAATCCCCACGTTGCTGTACTAACGTTAAATTGCAATAATAAATCGTCAATACTAGCAGTCAAGCGTGCAAACTCTGCATCTTCTGCGGATAATAGTTCGCTAGATTCGAGCAATTCGTTGTAATAAGGCGGTACATAATCAATTAATTTACGGTCATACGGCATTGACAGTCACCGTCCCTAAAATCGCAACTTGCTCGTCAGTCACTTCGATGTTTGATTCGCCGCCATTGACCGTTAGATTTGCGTAGTCAATAATGCGAGGTACGTCGAGCAGAATCGCAGCAATTCGCGTATATCGAATAAGCGTATCGTTGAAGGCTAGCGATTCTAAATAAGCTTGAACGGCCTTTTCGATGTCAGCTTTAACATCGCCTATTGATGCGCCATTAGCAAGCGTTAAATCAGCGTTAATATTGATCGCCACTTCCGTTGCACCCACGACTGTTACATCCGCGCCTACTGGACGTTCTTCTCCAATGTGCGTTATTACTGCGTCAATAACCGTTTGAGAAGGCGCCTGCTTGTCATCGCCTAACAAAACGACTTTAACTGTGCCAGGACCATTCCAAGTCGGATATACTCGCGCAGCACCTACGCCAGATACTTCACGCGCCCACTGTTCGTAGTGATAAACGTTACCTGACGTTGCTGGCTTGCGGACTTTATCGTAAACACGTTGTAACAACGATTCATCTGATTCTTCGTCTACGCCGTTATCGAACGCTAATTCGTTTGTGACGGTAAGTACTCCGGCTAAATCACCTACGACTGTATCAATTTTTCCAATATCGACATTTCCGCTGATACCGCCTATCTCTGCCTCAACTTGAACTTTCGCCGTTTCTTGCGGCAAGGTTGCGTCATTAAGCGTAAGAAAGTAAACACCATCGTCCGTGCGTACTTGCGTATCTTTCGGAATGAACTGACCAATTTGACCGGTAAACGTTACTTCGCCTTTCGCTTCGATTGCAGGCTTACGATCAACTCCGAAATCTGCTGCTGCAGTCGTCAATAAATCTGACGGCATATCTTCGTTTAGAAACGCATAGCTTAACGTCCTGTCGAGTGAAATATAGGCATGAGCAAACTCTTGCGCTGCAGGGTCGGATAAATCGTAGGCTATCGAGCCTTGGCGTTTGTCTACTTCGGGAACAATCGCATCCAGCACTCGGTCTAAAATCGCTGTTTCTGTTTGGTCGCTAAATCGCGGTGTTATCGCCATTAAGTCGTCACCTCCTCAGTTAAAAATAGTCCTGTAGTCGTGAGAACCGTTACTTCGATTAAGATACTATCGGAATTGTATTGCGTCACATTTACGTCAGATACTTCCTCAATACGGTCGTCGCCTTCGATAGCCTCACGGACCACTCTAGGAATCTCTACGTCCATTAGCGCTTTCGATAGATTCTGACCAATTAAATCACGCAAATCTTCGCCATAAGCTTCGTCATATATCAGATAGCGATTTCGCGAGGTCATAAGCGCTTTTCGAATGTACTGACGAATAGCTTCTTCCTCGTCAATAAAAGTGCCAAGACGTCCGTTTTCTAAGTCGATTTGCCACGTTTTAGACGTTTCAAGTTGGGGCAAGGCGTCAGAGTCTAAGTCGAGATTTTCCTCTTCTTCCGCTAAGATTTCGTACTCAATCGGCGTTAATGTCATATTAAATCACCGCCTTATCTAACACATATACGACCTGACCGTCGTTCGCTATCGCTACAATAACGGGATCGTTAATTTTCAAGTCGCAGCTAAATATTACTTCTGAACCGTTGATAGTGCGTTTGTGTTCGGTTAGGTGCTCCGCGACAATAATGCCTTCCGCAGGCGTATCGATTGAATCACCGTCGACTTGAACGGATATTTCTGGAGGCAACGTTTTAACGATTGCTCGTTTAATGTCAACGCCAGATGGACTGGAACTGCCTACAATAATCTGCTTTAGTCGAGATGCTCCACTTCCTTCCATCGTCACTGTTTAGTCGCCTCCTTTTTCTTCTCTGCTTCTAGCGCTTTCTTAGATGTTTTCTTTTTCTTCGAACCTTTAGCTTTTACTTCTTCCGGCTTTAAATCATCCGAGCTAATCTCGATGTCTGGTAAATCGTAAGTTCGACTGAGTTCTAACGACATCAAATGATTTTCTGCGTATGTGTGCTTTACTGACGTTACATAAAACGCACCATAAATGCCTGTCATAACGTTTTTAATGTAAACTGGCGTGCCGACATCTACTTCCGGAATGCCTAAGACTTCCACTTGATACTGTTCGTCAATTACGCCTTTTTGCTTCATTAAGGCGTCAGCTCGTTGCTTTATCTGAGATGCCGTAGCCTTTTCGTCCATTGTCTCTAAAGCTTGCATTACGCCGAATTTTTGACGGAGCTTTTCGTTTTTAGCAACAACCGATATCTCCTTACCTTTTGCGCCGCCAATTACTTTAACTTGCGTAATGGTGTCCTCAATAGACGATTTGAAAGATGCGCTGATTAGATTTGCTCCGTCTTTAAATACGTACTTTGTATCAGATTTTGCGCCTTCTTTTAGCGTCAGATTACCGCCATCGTTACCGATAAAGAATCGCTTGCCTGTCTGACTAGCCGTGAGTTTTAGCGCAGTTACGACCATGTCGAATAATGTCTTATTAGACATACGCAAGTAAGGAATAACGTAGCCGGTATCTGCAATTTTACCTGTTTTGATACCGAAGTCTTTAGCAAGCATCGTAATGACCTCAGACGCCTTTTTGTTTTTAAATATTCGCGAATCGTTTGATTTCGTCAGATAAACGTTACTGTCGTAAGCCGTCAAAGTGACGTTACCATCGCTATTTACTTCATGCGAAAACACAACTCCGACGAAAAGTAGCTTATTATCAATTCGTAACGAGATACGACTACCTTCGCTTACACGGAATTGAGGCGTACGACCATCCTTCGTTACAATTGCGTTGACATTTAGCTGCCGATTAAACTTCGATGTGTCTCCTGATAACTCTGCAGAAGATACCATTTCGGAGATATCGAAAGAACCATTAATGAGTATTCGTAAATTCATACGGGGATCACCAACTTTTGTCCTGGCTTAATTACGTCCGGATTCTTGCCAATGGTTTTCTTATTAGCTTCGTAAATCTTTTTCCATTTAGAAATATCGCCATACTCAGCTTTAGCAATCTTAGATAGCGTATCTCCTTTTACAACTGTATAAGTTGAAGGCTTTATATCTTTTGATTGCGATTGTGTCTGCTGTTTTGGGGCGGTCGCAGTTGTTTTACCTTTGCTGTCAGTAACCAACTGTTTAGCAGTAAATGGGCGATGCTCCACAAAAGTAATTGAATAATAAATATCGCCAGGTGCTCCGGCTTTCTCTGGCTCTAAGTCGAATGATTCAACAAATACTGGAACGCTAATCGGTGTGCCTGTAATGATTAAGCGAATGTTTAATCGTGTATCCCGCCAGTTTTCGATTTGCTCAACCCATTTCCACGGCTCCATAAAATTCTCGTATTCGCAGTAGGTCGGATTATAGTCGCGAGGAAAGAACGAACTAAACGAATACTTCTTCAATCCTCGCTCACCTGGAATGATGATATCACCGAGACTAGCGATTTTGACCGTCGTGAAATCGAAAGGAGATTCGCGACTGACTACTTCGGGATTTACCGGAAATTGCTTATAAACATTATGACGATATTTCAGCCATATTGCGATAGGACTCTTAGCCAGTTTGCACCATCTCCTGTTCGATTAATTTCGCTAGTTTATACGCAAACTTATCAATGTCTGCTTCCTCACGTATTACAATACTATCCGCTAACTTCGCGATAGTGATTCCTCCGCCGTTACCTTGCGAATAGTCTTTATTTTCTTGCGCAGTAAGAACGCGCTCTCCTTTGTGTAAGCGAGAATAGTACGAATCATACGGAACGTTACTAATTCCGTGATAATGCGATTTAGCAGACTTGTTCTTCCCATCGCCTGCGCCCATTAAGTTGCCGACAAAGTTTACTCCGGCACTGATTCCGTTACTAATCCAGCTCGGCAGCTTAACGTTAGAGATAAAGCCGATAAATTCCTTTACATGGTCCTTTGCAGTCGAAATCCATCCGCTAAGCGTTTCGAACCATCCTTGTACGACAGCTAACGCTCCTGAAAAGTTATCTAACGCATTTTTAACGCCGGTTAAAATGAAGTCGACAAGTGGTGCTAACACGTTGTCCCACATCCAT